AGATGGTCAGGTGGTTGGCCACGCCCGAGTGCGACGTGGCAAAGCTGTAGCTCCCATCCGGGTTGAGATCCAGATAGTAGGTTGCTGTCGGCGAGCTCGTGGTGAGTGGACCCGCGCTGGAGGCGATGAGCTGGAAGGCGATCGTGTTATCCGTTTGGAGCAGCCACGCCACCCCAGCGGTAACATCCAACTGGTTCGCGGTGACGCCATCTTTGGAGGCGACCAGGCCATAGAGGACATAGCCGGCAACGCTGTATTGCGGGAGGGTCTGGACCGCAAGGCCGTAGGAGGTCTCCAGGTGGTTCATATTGGTCTGACTGGCAGGCGTGACGCCGTTGGTCCAGGTGGTTGGTGAATAGGGTGTGAAGCTCATCTCATCCTCTCCTAGCGTCTCCTACAGCACAGTGTCCAGTTGATACATCGCCGAGTCAGCGTTGACGGTATGGTTCCAGTACTGCACGTCTCTGGCAATCAGGGTGCCCGTTCCCACGCTGCTCGTCGCACTCCCGCCTCCCCAGTACCCCACCTCCAGGTAGATGGCCGTTGGTGTACTGCTCGGGTCGAAGTAACCGGCGTTCAGGCTCTCACCGGGTGTAGCGCCAGCGGAGCCCACGGTCGCGACAATCCTCGTGGTCTCGTTCTGCATTGCCAGATCAGCAAGCGCCGGCGTATTGACGACCCCTGAGCCGATAGCGAAGGTGAAGGCAGCCACGAAGCTAGACACCACAATCGACGTCGCTCCAATCAGATTGGTCGATCCCGAGGCCGTGATGAGTTGTTGGTCTCCGCCACTATCTACCAGTGTCAGGCTCTGACCGTTGGCGATGTTCACCGCAAGCGGTGCTGCCAGGGAGAGGCTGGTATAGGTGTTGCCGTTCGTGAGGCTAGCGGAGAGTGTCCCCGCGCCGAGGCCTACCGAGACGTAGGTCACTGCGGTAGCATTCCCATTGGATTGCTGTGCGGTCGCGAGAAGTGTCAGCCCCGCATTGGTCAATACTGCCATACCATCTCCCTCAACAGACAATCAGGCTAGGCCCGCAGAGTGTAGAGTTGCCGCAGATGAAGCACGTGGTGTGCGTTGGATGCACGACAACGGTTGCCATGAGCACGACGATACTGGAGAACAAGTAGGCGAACTGGATATCCGCATCCACGTCCTCAGAGTCCGTTGGGTCGCTGCTCTGGTTCATCAGGTTGGCCCAGTAGGTTTGCCACTGTGCCGCGTCGTAGGGGCTCCCGATGGCCGTGACGTGGTAGTAGATATTGAAGGACTCATTGACTCCGTCGGTGATCTCGACCTCAGAGATCAGCATCTGGGAGCCGGAGAGCCCGTAGTCAGGGAGATTCACCGTCAGCATCTGGCCTACGATCGGCACTGCCGGTGCCTGACTCGCCAGGATGTCCACCTCCACCTGCGTGATGTCGGCGCCGTAGTGGTGGAGCAGCGCACCAGCGATCTGGAAGGCGGCGGCATCGGTGTGGACGCTGGCGTTTGAGTATTCCGACTCCACCAGTCCCGTCCCACCACCCTCTCTCGCCTTCTGCGCCGAGATGAGCGTAGGAGACTGCGCCATGGCTAAGACCGGATAGCGGCCCTTGTAGGTGACGGACACGGTGTCTGAGCTCGTCAAGAGCGGCAGGCTGGGGTCCTGGGCAATGGTGGCGTCCCCGACAGCGGCGTAGAACTGCCAACCGCTCTGCCCTTTGGTGCCAATCGTCTGGGCTACCCCATTGACGCTAATCGAGAGGTCGGCCGCCGCGGTAGAGGCGATCTCATAGGACAGCGTGTAGGCCCGTGTATGCCCGTCGCCGATGCGGGTCTCTGTCCGTACCCCCGTGCTCGCATAGGCCCCTTTGACGTATTGCCGGTTGACATACATGTCGTTGCCGAAGGTGACCTTGAGGTTCGAGTCCACAACCGCCTCGGCGCCATCCAGGACGAAGCCGGCCGGCTGGCCGGTATAGGGCTGGAACCACAGCACATTATTCTGGTCAATGTTCCACCAGTACCCGCAGAGGTTCGCGAGCCACGTCAGCGCCTGGGAGATTTGCTTGCCATTCCAGACCACCTCCGTCACATTGAGGCCAGCGGCAATACTCGAGGCAGTGTAGGTGACCCCTTCGGAGACCAGCACACGGGTCACCAGATCCTTGACGATAATGCCCGCGGGCGTCTGGGTGTAACTGGCGAAGATCAAACGTTTGTCCGCCTTGTAGCAGCAATCCATCAATTGGATGGTATGGTCGAGATACCCGGTGCCTTGCCGGGCCGAGTTGGTCACTTCGTCCTTACTGGTGAAGCCCTGGTAAATGACGTCACCATTCAGATCGAAGACCTGCACTTGTGTCCCATATTTGTAGACAGTTCCGAGGGGTGACCACGTCTGCACCTGGCCCGTACTCCTCTGGCCAATCTCATTCTTCACGTCCAGCGTTCCCTGCACCACGTTGACGTACGCCCCCCCGATCTTCATGCTGTAGGTGGGAGCGCCCCCAGGCGCCAGGAACGGCGTGCCTGAGTAGGCGGGTATGGGAGTCGGGAGCGTAGCGAGTGGGATACTCATGAGAATCGTATCCAATCCCAGACGGACTGGTGGGTGTCATTGAACGGGTCATCAGCGACCCCAAAGTACCCGGCCGTCGAGAGGAGGCTATACCCGCTATGGAGCGTGTACCAGATGAGTCCATTCTGACTGAAGGCAATATCCACGTTGTTCGCGGCATGGACGACAATCCGGAAATAGCATGGGACATCCAGTGCGCTACTTTTGCCGCTGTCCGCGAAGCCGCCAAGTGTCAGCAGATTAGTGAATGTTCCACCACGCGTCGCACCTCCAATACCGGCAGTGCCGGCTGATTGCCCAATCTGCCATACTCCAATGGCAATACTATTGCCAGCGGCCCCTGAGTTATCAGAGACGAAGAGGGCTGGCCAGCCACCGGTACCCGCCCCGACGTGATCGGATAACTTCGCGGTCACGGTGTACGGAATCGAGGCCGCCACCGCGTGAATGATCCCGATGAAAGCGTCACTTCCGCTGTTCGTGGTTCCCTTCACGTAGGCATGGCTGAGTGCGGTGGTGTTGAAATCGAAGCTGCTGAAGTGCGTGCCAAACGAGCTCCATCCGGTAGTGCTGCTACTATCGAACTCCCAGTCATTCGCGCCGCCTGGTCGGATATCAGGAGAAGCGCTAAGGCCGGGGATCACAATCCGATTGGTGATATCGGTGTCATTCTGCCCATTCTGGCCGACCACGAAATGATCTGCGGTGCTGGCCCCACCAGCGGCAATCCCGCCAACCGTCGAGCTCCAGAGCGAAGTCCCCGAGTCCCAGACGTATTCCCGCGCCGCGTTGGACTGGATGATATCGCTCGTGCCGTCGGCAACATTGGAGGTGCCGGAGGCAGCCATCGTCAGCGTATGTCCGCTCTCATTGACGACCGTGACCCGCTGGCCCCCACGTGTGCCGGACTGCAAGATGATACCGGTCACGGCGCCACTTGGGTTCACCCGCGCCACCCCAACACCGCTGGTAGTGATTGTCGCGTTATTGCCTGGAGTGGCCACGCTGCTCTGCCCGGTGCTGACGTTGCCGCCGATGGTCAGGTTGCTGGAGCCATCGGTCGTGATGGTGCCCCCATCCAGGCTTGTGATGCCGCCCCCGGAGACCACGAGAGTACCGCCAGTGATATCCAAACCGCCCGAGGTGATGGTGAGTGGTCCGGTGAAGGTGCCGGTGGTCAGGTCGGCGAGTTGGGCCGCGGTGAGGACGAGCAGGACGCTGGTGCCGAGTGGTGCCGTGATCGCAGTGGTGCCTTCCGCTCCACGTGTCAGCGTGAGAACATCGCCGGTCCGGGCCGTCACAATAGAGATCTCACTGGTACCGATTTGTACGCGGAAGGTCTGCCCAGCGCTGAGACTAGGGAACTTCGAGCCGTCGCCGGTCTGGAGGTGGCAGGTGGTATCCGTGGAGAGGAGTGCCGTGCCCACCCCTCCAGAGCCGCCGGCAACACTGGAGGCGCCGTAGTTGGAGTAGGTATCATTCACGAGTGGCATTAGAATTTCCTCGTTCCTGTGGCGAGTCGCACAATGCCGGGCAGATGCTTCGCAGTGGTCTGTGCGATCGTGCGACCATCCAACTGGATGATGAAGGTCGATTGCAGCGGCTGATTCCCGCTCGACGCCCCTGAGAGGGCGCCGGTGACGTTACTGGGTGGGCCGTGGATGACGTTACTGCCGTTCAAGGGAGTGATCTGCGTGCCGCCCGGAAGCTGCACGAGCTCGGGGCCCTGCTCGCCAACGACCGCCAGTCCCGTGACCGGCATGGTGCCGCCAGTGGCGAAGCCTGGGATGTGGGAGAGGATGCCGCCGACCGCATGCCCTGCGGCCCCTACTGCTTTCTGGATAGCGCCTACCAGATTGCCGAAGAGACCAATGAGTTTCTGCACCAGGGCAGCGGTCCGCTGGAAGGGGGCGATGATGTAGGTGTCTATGCCACGACCGAGGAAGCCGAGCACGGCTCCGAGTTTCGGGCCAAGCCACTCGCCGAGCTGCCCGAGCTGCCCCATAATATTGCCGATCCAGGTGATACCTAGCTTCAGACCATCAATAGCATTATTGACAGCCAAGCGGAAGAGCCCCCAATTGTTGTAGGCCCAGATAACCGCACCGACCATCAGGCCAATAGCGGCGCCGACTAGGATAAAAGGGGCTGCCATGACCAGAATTGGCGCGACAAAGGCCCAGGCGGCGCCAGCGGCGGCAACCAGGGTGGCGACCAGGATACCGCCGATGACACCAGCCACAACCCCAATAATGGGTGCGAGTTGGCTGAAGTGCTGGGTGATGAACTCCACCACGTTCGCAGCAGCCGAGATAGCCCCGGGTAGATCATTGGCGAAGGACTTGACTAGAGGAGTGAGAGCCGGCAACAATTTCTGGCCCAGTTGGATAAACAAGACTTGTACCGCTTCAGCAGCCCGACTCATCTGGAGGTTGAAGGTCTGCTGCGTCAGATTCCAGCCGGTGATCTGATCGCCACCGGCCTTGACGGACTTCCCAATGTTGCCGAGTGCCTTTTGGAAGTCAGCCATGCCACTCGCGCTGGTGAGTTCGAGGATACCTTGCATGCTTCTGGTACCACCGACAATGTCCTTCATCGCGTTGGTCCAGGCAGCGCTTCCCCTGGGGAACTTAGCCGAGACATGCTCTTCGATCATCTCTAGCGCGGCTGGCAAGCTCTTCTGCATCTCAGTAGCCACTTGCTGCGTGGTCAACCCGACCGATGCCAGAGCGTTCTTTGCCTGCGTGCTCGGGGCCTCGAGCATCAAGAGCGTCATGCGCAGATACGTAGCTGCGCTGGCGGCATCGGTGCCCTGATTGGTCATCGTGGCTAGCGCAGCCATGACGTCCTGGAGGCGCAAGTGCATGGCAGCGGCAGCAGGGAGAACGGTCGAGATGGATGCTGCCAGGTCCGTCATGTGCGTCTTGCCGTTGGCCACGGTGGCGATTAGAAGGTTGGTCGCCATCGCCGCATCCGTGGCTTTGAGATGGTAGTCCGTCAACACCGTGGTTACAGCATTGGCCACCGTGGCGAGATCGGCATTGCCCACCTTCGCGCCTTCGGCGGCAGCCTGCAGGACTTGCAGACCAGCAGCACCATGGTACCCGGCAGACTCGATGAGGTAGAGGCCATTGATCAGGTCAGTAGTGCTTGTGCCGGTGTACTGGGCCATCTGCAGGAGGCGGGTGTTAATCATGCCGAGAGCAGCCTGGCTCTCACCCGCACCTGTAACCAGCGACTCTAGCCCTGCCTGGAAGTCGCCTGCCATGTGGGTGGCAGCAATCCCAATGCCGGCGATAACTGCCGTAACACCTACCACAGCCAAGAAGAGCGGGCCTGTGTGGCTCATGATGGCGGCCAAGTTGCCCAGGTTCTGTTCGGCTTCTCCTGTATTGGCAGTGACTGAAACTGCGAGTTGTGCGACTGTCGTTGCCACTACTCTTGCCCTCGCTTGGCTAACTCAGCTTCGGCTTCCTGCTCCACCGACTGGAAAAACAACGCCCGCTCCTGCCAGAAGATGTTCTGCTCGGCGAGTACCCATGGTGCCACGCCTAGATACTTCGCTGCCCGGAAGAGCGGGTAATCCTCGGGCAAGCTGCCTATTTGACCCTCCGTAAGGAGGTAGCGCCGGAAGTCTCGCCGCTCGTCACTCCCGACGCCGAGGATTCCCCCACGCTACTCGTGGCCACTTGCAGGCACGCGATCATGAACGCCACCGGGATGGACTCGCTCACCCGCTCCGGTTCCAGGGGGAAGGGTTGCTCATCATCCCCTAGCACGTCCCAGGAGGCCACTAGGCGGCACAGAAAGCGTGAGATGGACTCCAACCGCCCAACGACCTCTGACGGGTCGCTGACGGGCTTCTCAATCGTGGCCATCTCCGCCATGAGCTTGCCGGTAATCACATCGACCCGTACTTCCAGCGTGACGGACTCGCCCGCATAGGTGAGCGTCACCGAGCGCGTCTTGGCCATCAGGTCAGACAACTTCATGAGGCAGGCTCCTGCTCCGGTGGCTCAGGAGCTGGTGGCTCCTGTACAGGCGGCTCGGGGGCAGGTGGAGAAGGCGGCTCCTGTACAGGAGGTTGCGGCGCCGGTGGCTGCCCCAGCAGTTCCTCTATCCGCGCCAGGAAGACACTAGCGGGGTCGTGGACGCTGTTCACGTACTGCCGGACGCCAGCGGGGAGCACATCGGCGGGATCGGCGAGTAGCGCGGCGGCCTTCTCGTGGAAGATCTTCAACGCGGCAAGCGCTTCGTCAAGGAGTGCGTTCATGCGGTAGGCTCCTCTGCGGGTGTAGCGGCTTCAGCGGTAGCCGCTGCAGGCGGGTTGACGACGCTCTCAGCGGCGCTGGCGGCATCATTGAGCGTGTTCCCTGTGTTGGCCACCTCAGAGACAGCGGCGTCGAGAGCCGCCTGCTCATCAGCGGTAAGACCCTGCGCGGCTTGTAGGGTAGCTACCTGCTGCTGCAGGGACTGGATGAGCGCCGTCTGATCAGTGAGCGCCTTTTGCGCGGCGGCGGCATCGGTCTGGAGCGCCTGCACCGCAGCGGTGAGATCGGCAAGAGTTGCCATGAGATGATCCTCCCAACGTGTTGGTGACCAGGGAAAGCGACGCACTGGACACCTCCTCAGAGACAAAGAACTAGAGACACAGAACTAGAGCGCGGACACTAAATTTTGCACGAGTAGGACTTGCGCGGTGCCTCCAGCGAGCGTGGTCCAGCTAGTGTCCTCGGCCACCTGGAACGTATACTCGACGGCATAGACCCCATCGACGTCACTGAACTCAGCCATCTCTGAGCAGAACACCGCCATATCATGCTGGAAGAGCGCATACGCGGTATTGGGTACGTCGAGCTCTGGCCCCTGAACACTGACGCGGATGTAGGCACGTGATCCGGTCTGCAGGTAGTTGCCTCGTACCGCAATGCCGGTGCTATTGGCCTGCAAGGTGATCTTGAACTCGTTCTTGGGTCGCTTATCGATGTAGTTAGTGAAGGACGCGGCTGCTCGGTTGATCGGCCAGTATTGGTCGTAGTACTCACTAGCCTTGAAGTCCACCTTGAGCGGGTCGGTGAGCTGCGTGCCGCCGAGACCTCCAGAGGAGGTATCCAGGTACACATTGGCCTGCACGCCGGTCATTGGATACAAGGCGATCGCGGTAGGGGTGCTGGTCATCGTCGCGCCGTCGGTGAAGGTCTGCGCGAACCAGTCTGCCGAGAAGGAGACTTCCTGCTTGCGATCAAAGCTGTAGCCAAATCCGGAGAACAGCACAAAGGCATACTGTTGCCCTGCTGCACCGTGTAGGTCTTCGGAGAGGCTGGACCTGCGATCACCGGCTTATAGGTCCAGCCATAGACAGTGGAACTCGCCCCGACTAACGCAACCGTAGCCGCGCCGAAGACGCTGGAAATCGGATAGACGCAGGCAGCGAAATCATTATGTCCGGAGAGCTTGCCGGCTGCCATCTCGGTCAGGATCGCTGAGGCGCTTGGGTATTTCCTACCGGTCGCCGTCCATTGCTTGGTCGTGGGTTTCTCGCCGAAGGTCCAGTCCCACGCCGAGAGGAGTTTGCCTGCCGCAACCGGCGTTCCGTGCGTCGACTCCACGCCGATCTGCACCGTTTGGTTAACTGTTGCGCGAACTTGTGTCATCGGACACCTCTATACCTCAACGCGGAACAAGCCGCCTAAATTCACCCAAGGGTCTCCGGCCACCGTCTCCTGGACGTAGAGGTCAGAGGTGATATAGCAAGAAAGAATACCTGCCGTACTGCGCACCAGGCCAATGAGAGAAAGCGCGCGGTCATAGGCTGATGAGAGGTTGGTGTAGTCCGCTCGCGGCCCCACCAGTTTGACCTGGAAGAGCGGCCGGCTCAGAACCACCACGGCGTTGGCCGAGAGGGTCTTGGGCATGGCCTGCGGCACGATGATGGCAAAGTCCGGTTGCGCGCTCACCGGTGCCAACCCCGTATAGACGCCAGTGACGTAGGACATGAAGGTCGTGTCCCCCGTCAGCGTCTCATAGAGGAAGGTCAGCGCCGTGCTCACCGTATTGGTCATCTCGCTACAACTCCCCCAACTGCTGATTCAGTACACCGGTCAGGATCGTGCCGTCCTCGAAGGCCGTACGTATCGTCTCCAAGGCTGGGATCAGGAACGGCTCGGCCCCCATGAAGCGGGTTCCCATCTCCACATACATCGCGTAATTGACCGCAACCGCTGTGTAGGCTGTACCACTAGGAGGTTGCTCGATCTCCTCCATGATGTAGGAGTCGCCATCCGGCTCCTCGAAGCCCTGGCCATAGGTGCTGATCGTATGCGACTCCACGTAGATGGTGGACTGCATGGCGCCGGTATCCACCGGGCATAACTCTTTAGCTACCGCGGCGATCTGGGTAGCCGCCTCAGTGACTACTCGGTCCGGAGTGTCTTTCAGCATCTGGATGACCTGGGGAAGCAGGCTGAATCCTGAGACAGCACTCATACCGTTTCCCCCTGGAGCTCCGCAGCCAATGCCCGCATACTGGTCTGGTAGGATTGTGGCTGCAAAATCACCATGACACGCATGGTCTTCCCGGCCACAATCAGCCGATCATCCTCCAGGAGGTTCGTGCCGACTGGCACCCGTACCATCCAGGTATTCATCCCGGCCACCAGATAGTCATAGTTCTGTAACAGGCCGCCCGTCGGCTGGCTCAGGTTGCCATTCACCGTGACGACGGCACTGTAACTCTCCGAGGCGTGCCCGGTGGTATCCGGAGTCGGAGTCGCCCGCTTGATCTGGATAGACTGCTCCATCGCGGAGGCGGCTGCGGCCTGGAAGGCGGTAAGTTGGGCACTACTCAGCATGGCTCTTACTCACCTGTCAGGAAGGGAACATTGGCCGAGACGGCGCCGACAAGACTGCCCTGCCGTGCGCTAATGCCTGGCATGGCTTCACTGTCGGTATCAGCGTCCAAACGATGGGTATGGTGCGTGATGGCCCGCTGCTTACCGCGGTAATCATCCCGCATCTTCTGCAGGAACTGGATCTGCTGCGAGAGGTGGAATGACTGGCCATCGCTCGTGAAATCCAGGCTGGTCGCGGCCAGGTTGGCGATCTTGTAGTCCAAGAGGTCAGCCGAGGCCCGGTAGATATCGAAATACCGACCGCGAATCATGACGGGAGGCAGCTGCTGCGGACTAAACGTCCAGTGCCCTACGATCTCGTCTGAGGTGGCCGGAGAAACGGTCACGAAAGAGCCATTGATCAGCGTCTCGTTCGCCTCGAAGAAGCCCACCGGGCGCATGCGTGGATCCCCACCAGGAACGTAGTAGTAGTCCAGGTATTGCATACCGCCGGGATTCAGGAAGGTGAGGCGAGGCGTGAGCAGGGCCTGCCAGATATCC